CGCTGCGCACGGCGGCTTTCTGTAATGGACCTCTACACGATTGACGTGGAGACTTTCTATAGTAAGGAATTTTCTTTGTCGCGCCTCACCACGGAAGAGTACGTGCGGGACCCGCGGTTCGAGCTGATCGGGTTGTCCATCAAGAAGAACGACAAGAAGACCAAGTGGCTCTCGGGCGACATCCTCGAGGTCTACGCGGCGCTGCAAACCATCGACTGGTCGGGGGCTGCTATCCTCGCCCACAACACCATGTTCGATGGGGCGATCCTTGCATGGCGCTTAGGCATCAAGCCTAAGTTGTGGCTGGACACGCTGTCCATGTCACGCGCCATCCACGGCCCGGACGCCTCGCATGGCCTCGCGGCCCTCGCCAAGCGGTACAACCTGCCGTCCAAGGGAGACGAGGTGCTGCGGGCGATAGGCATGCAGCGGGCAGACTTCACGCCTCGACAGCTGGCGTCCTACGGGGACTACTGCAAACACGACACCGATCTTTGCTACCAGCTCTTCAACATCTTTGTGGGGCAGGTCCCCAAGAAGGAACTCCAGCTGATCGACATGACGCTGCGCATGTTCACGGAACCCCAGCTGCAGCTGAACAAGGCCAAGCTGGAAGCTCACTTGGCCGAGACCATCCGGGCCAAGCAGGCTTTGCTGGACCGCGTCGGGACGGACAAGAAGCAGTTGATGTCTGGCGACAAGTTCGCGGCTCTGCTGCAGGAGGTGGGCGTAGACCCCCCACGCAAGGTCAGCCCGACCACAGGCAAAGAGGTGTGGGCCTTTGCCAAGACCGACGAAGATTTCAAGGCCCTGCTTGAGCACGACGACACTGATGTGCAAGCCCTCGTCGCAGCGCGGCTCGGGAACAAGTCCACCTTGGAAGAAACCCGCACGACACGGTTCCTCGGGATCGAGTCCCGGGGCCTGCTGCCGTGCCCCATACGGTACTACGCTGCGCACACGGGCAGGTGGGGCGGCGACGACAAGATAAACCTGCAGAACCTGCCGAGCCGGGGACCCAACGCCAAGAGGATAAAAGAGGCCATCGAGGCCCCTCCCGGGTACGTTATCGTCGAGGCCGACTCCTCGCAGATCGAAGCGCGCGTCCTCGCGTGGTTCGCGGAGCAGAGGGATATGCTCGAGACATTCCGGAACAAGGAGGACCCCTACAAGAAGATGGCGGCCCTGATCTACGGGGTACGGGAGGACGAGGTCACCAAGGATCAGCGGCAGGTGGGCAAGGGCGTGGTTCTGGGCTGCGGGTTTGGCATGGGGCCAGACAAGTTTCAGGTAACGATGAAGGGCGTCTATGGTATCTTCCTCGAGCTGGAAGAGTGCCGGCGCATCATAAGGATCTATCGCGCGGCCAACCCACGCATCGTGCAGCTCTGGAAAGACGCGGGGCACATGCTGACGTATCTGACCCGCGAGACGGCCTATCACTTTGGCAAGCCGGGCGTCCTCGAAGTGGAACCGGCCCGGCTTGGTATCCGCCTGCCCTCTGGCCTCTACATCCAGTATCCTGACCTGCAAGCACACCAGACGACGAAGGGGTGGCAGTTCGACTACGCAGGGCGCGGCACCAGCCGCAAGAAGGTATATGGCGCTCTCGTGGTGGAGAACTGTCTAGCCGGGGACACCGAGGTACTAACCCCTCGGGGCTGGGTCCCCATAGTGGACATCCAGAAAGAAGACTCCGTGTGGGATGGGGCAGAGTGGGTGTCGCATTCCGGGTTGATCTACCAAGGCATAAAGGATACCACCGTAATCAATGGGGTAAGGATGACCCCCGACCACAACATCCTGACGGAAAGGGGGTGGCGCTGTGCATCATCGTGCGAAGGACTACACCGGGCAGGTTTTTGGATGCCTGACGGCTCTGAGGTATCAGGGGACAAATGGACGACGCTCGCTCTGGGCCTTCCAATGCAGGTGTGGGACGAAGGTGGTGAGGGAAGCCGGCAGGGTGGAAAAGAGCGCCCGCCGCGGGCACACCTCCTCATGCGGATGCGCGCTTGGTGCGAAGAACGTGTCACACGCAATGTCCAGTCATCCTGTGTACTGGGTGTGGCGGTCAATGAGGGACCGGTGCAGGTTGCCCTCCCACCAAGCGTGGCACAACTATGGCGCGCGGGGCATTCGGGTCTGCGCCGAGTGGGAAAAGTCCTTCGAGGCTTTTTGGGCGGACATGGGCCCTACATACCTCCCGGAACTGACGCTGGACCGCACGGACAACGACGGCCCCTACAGCCCCGCGAACTGCCGGTGGGCTACGCGATCAGAGCAAGCCGGAAACAAGAGGACTTCCCTCCCGGTGGATCTAAGAACAGCAGCGGAACTGACGGGTATTTCCAAATCGACACTGAACTACCGATGGAACCGAGGGCTGTCTATGACCTCCTCAATGCCGGACCCAACTCGAGGTTCGTGGTCCGGGGTTCTCCGGGCCCGTTCATAGTGCACAACTGTGTTCAGGCTCTAGCCCGTATCATTGTGGCCGAGCAGATGCTCCGCATCAAGAGAAAGTACCGGATTGCTCTGACCGTGCATGACTCCGCCCTTATCGTCGTGCCCAATGCAGAAGAGGAAGAGGCCAAGGCCTACGTGGAGACGTGCATGCGCTGGGTGCCAGCGTGGGCCACGGGCCTGCCAGTCGATTGTGAAGTGGGCTCTGCCCAGAATTATGGAGACACCTGATGAACAAGCTACCGGCATGGTCGTTCAGCAGCCTCAAAGGCTTCCTGACCTGCGCCAAACAATACTACCACACCCGTGTCACCAAGGAGTACACGAGCGCTCCGACGGCGGCCACCACCTACGGCACCGAGTTCCATGAGGCCTGCGAGAAATACGTGCGGGACGACACGCCGCTCGAAGGTCGCTTCGCTCATGTGAAGCCAGTGCTGGACGCGTTGAAGGCGATCAAGGGTGAGCGGTTATGCGAACAGAAGATGGCCCTGAACACCAAGCTGGAGGGCTGTACGTTCTTCGCCAAGGACTGCTTCGTGCGTGGCATCGGTGACCTGATCATCCTGCAGCGTGCGAAAGGCGTGGCCTTCTACGTGGACTACAAGACCGGCAAGTCCAGCCGGTACGCAGACACCGGGCAGCTGGGGCTGATGGCCCTGATGATCTTCGCCCTGTACCCCGAGATCAAGGAAGTGCGCGGGGCCCTGCTGTTCGTGGTGCCGAACCAGATGATAAAGGCCACCTACCTGCGGCGAGAGCGCAAGAAGATGTGGGCAGAGTGGCTGGCTGATTACTCCAAGCTGCTCGGAGCCTTCGAGACCGGCGTGTGGAACCCGAGCCCCTCGGGCCTGTGCCGCAACTATTGCCCTGTAACGGAGTGCCCACACCATGGCCAATGAGGTTGGCCCCTTGGGGCACCACCCGTGGTATAAGTAGGCGAACAAGCTCTAAAGGAGGCTCCCATGCCCTACACAAAATCGCCACGGCCCTACAAGCGCGAATACGAACTGCAGAAGGCGCGAGGGGAGCACGAGGGTCGCATGGAGCGGCAGCGCGCCCGCCGCGCGCTCGACAAGAAGGGCGTTTCCCGCAAGGGCAAGGACGTCAGCCACAAGAAAGCCATCGCCAAGGGCGGGAAGAACTCTGACGGCATCACGCTGGAAGCACCGTCGAAGAACCGCGCCCGTAACGGGCATAAAAAGGGCGAAAAGCCTTAACCGCTGGAGAGACCATGCAGATCATCGACAACAAAGCCTTGCTCCTGCGCGTCAGGGAGCCTGCCCACATCATGGCGGCAGTAGACAAAGCGCACCTCGTGGGCCCCAACGAAGTGCTGGTGCGGTGGGACTTGGCCACAGCGCAGCGCCTGCGCGCCATGAACATCAAGGTGCCGTCGCCCATAGAGGGGCGCTACCAGTGGACCGGCCTGCACAAGCCCATGGGGCACCAGAAGCAGACCGCGGCGTTCCTCACGCTGCACAAGAAGGCTTTCTGCTTCTCCGAGGCGGGGTCAGGCAAGACGGCCAGCACCATCTGGGCCGCAGACTTCCTGATGAAGACCAAACGCATCCGCAGGGTGCTGGTGATCTGCCCGGTGTCGATCATGGATGTAGCATGGAAGGGCGACCTCTTCAGCTTCGCCATGCACCGCACAGTGAGTATTGCCCACGGCACTCCGGTGAAGCGCAAGAAGATCATGGCGGAGGGCGCCGAGTTCGTGATCATCAACTACGACGGCGTCGCCATCGTGAAGGACGAGATCATCAAGGGCGGGTTCGATCTGATAATCGTCGACGAGGCCACGTCCTACAAGAATGCGCAGAGCAAGCGGTGGAAGGTCCTCAACGCGATCCTGAAGGCATGCCCGGACGCATGGTTGTGGATGATGACGGGCACGCCCGCCGCGCAGGGGCCAGAGGACGCCTACGGCTTGGCGAAGCTGGTGAACCCGACAGGGGTGCCCCGCACGTTCGGTTCCTTCAAGGACATGGTGATGATCAAGGTGACCCAGTTCAAGTGGGTGCCCCGAAGGGAGTCGGCCCTGATCGTGCACAAGGCCCTGCAGCCTGCGATCAGGTTCACCAAAGAGGAGTGCATGGACCTGCCCGACATGGTCTACGTCAAACGCACGGTCGAGCTCACCAAGCAGCAGAAAGTCTACTACGAGCGGCTGCGCAAGAACCTGCTGCTGGAGACGTCCGGGTCGGTGGTGACCGCCGTAAACGCTGCCGTGGGCATGAACAAGCTCCTGCAAATCAGCTGTGGCGCGGCCTACGACGACGACGGCAACGTGTTGGAGTTCGATATCGGCAACCGATACGCGGTGCTGAAGGAGGTCATTGCCGAGGCGTCCAAGAAGGTTCTGGTGTTCGTGCCCTATACGCACATCACCGACATCTTGGTCGAGAAGATGCGGGCCGACGGTTACTCCGTGGACATCATCCGGGGCGACGTGCCTGTGAGCAAGCGCACCGAGATTTTCCAGAAGTTCCAGCGCGAGGCGGACCCGCAGGTCTTGCTGATCCAGCCACAGGCGGCAGCGCATGGCGTGACGCTGACGGCAGCGAACGTCGTGGTCTGGTGGGGGCCGACACCATCGCTGGAGATATATGCACAGGCCAACGCCCGCGTGCACCGCTCTGGCCAGACCCACAAGTGCACGGTGGTGCAGCTGCAGGGGTCGGCCGTCGAGAGGCACATCTACGACATGCTGGACGCCCGCGAAGGGAACCACACGAAACTTACGACCCTCTACAAACAAATGCTTGACTAGACAACTGCGCACCATTAAATAAGCGCTATAGCCACTGGAGAACTGCAAATGACATCCGAGACAACGGAGACCGTACAGGTCGGCAAGATGACGAAAGCCTACGTTCGCATCCGCGATGCGAAGGCGAAGCTGAAGGCGGAGTATGACACCGCGGACAAAGTCTTCACCGAACAGATGGACACCATCAAACGCGCTTTGCTGGACCACTGCAAGGAGCACGGGGTGGACTCTGTTCGCACGGAGAACGGGCTGTTCTACCGCTCTGTGAAGACCCGGTATTGGACCGGCGATTGGGCGGCCATGCACGCCTTCATCATGGAGCACGGCCTGCCTGAGTTCCTCGAGAAACGCCTGAACCAGACTGCGGTGAAGACGTATATCGAGGAGAACCCCGAAATCACTCTACCGGCGTTGAACGTCGACTCGGAGTACAACATTTCTGTGAGGAAAGCCTGATGTCTACTGATACCCCCTATGTGACGCTGGAGGCTGCTGCGCAGTATTTTCAGGTGTCGCTTTCCACATTCCGCGGCTGGGTAAAGAAGGGTGCGGTCCCCAAGGGTAGCTATATCCGACAGGGAGCCGTATACCGCTTCAACCTGCCTGCGGTAGTCACCGCGCTACAGGCCCACGCAGAGGCCGCGCAAGAGAAACCCACAACCACTGGAGACGACAATGAGTGACGCAATGACACTTTTCGGAGGCGAAGGAAATTCGCTGGTGAGCAGTGATCTGTTCAAATCCCTGCTGGAGACCAACAAGACGCTTTCGGGTGGCCCCGGCGGCGGCGTTCCGCGTATCAGCATCAAGGGGGGTCGCTTCCGCGAGATGATCGGCGGCGAGCAGACACGCACGT